ATGGCTGACCGGACGGCGCCGCGTGCGCGCCCTGGCCGCAAGGCGACTGCCGCCGCTGCCAAGCCGAAGCGGACGAAGAAGACGCTTGGCGATGATTTCCTCGACGCGGTTCGCGCCGATTTCAGCGCCCATGGCGCCGGCGTCATTGCCGCGGTCCGGGCCGACAAGCCCGACCAGTATCTGAAGATCGTGCAATCGGTGCTACCCAAGGATCTGGCCAAGGATTTGCATGTTTCATCTGACAATCTGGAAGCCCTGAGCGATGACGAGATCCGCCGCCGCATCCGTGGCCTCGAAGCCGTCCTCGGGCCGTTTGGCGACCAGCCTGAAGACGCGCCGCCACTATCTGGCGCTGCTGCAGGAGCTGGACCGCAGGCGCAGGACTAACCAGCTTGCCGCCTACCGGCCTTATCCCAGGCAGGCGCAGTTTCACGCCGCCGGCGCGCAGAACCGGGAACGTCTGTTCATGGCCGGCAACCAGTTGGGCAAGACCAGGGCCGGCGGCGCCGAATGGGCCATGCATCTCACCGGCCGCTATCCCGCGTGGTGGCAGGGCAAGACCTTCGACGCCGCCGTCAGGCTATGGGCTGCCGGCGTGACCGGCGAGGGCACGCGAGACAACCCGCAGCGCGTGCTGGTCGGCCCGCCGCAGCAGCAGGCGGCATGGGGCACCGGCATGATCCCCGCCGATGCCATCCGCCAGACCACGATGGGCCGCGGCGCGCCGGGCGCGCTCGACAGCATCGTGGTGCGCTGGGGCGGCGGCGGCGACGTGCAGGCCGATGAATCGGTGCTGTCGTTCAAGAGCTATGAGAAGGGCCGCGAAAAGTGGCAGGGCGAAACCCTGCACGGCGTCTGGTTCGACGAGGAGCCGCCGCTCGATATCTATTCCGAAGGCCTGACCCGCACCAACGCGACGGGCGGCATCACCATGGTGACGTTTACGCCGCTGCTTGGCATGAGCGACGTGGTGCTGCGGTTCTTGACGGCGCAGGAGGTTCTCCCTTCCCCCCTTGTGGGGTGAGCAGCTGGTTCGCGAAGCGAATTCGTCGTGCCAGTGGCACGACGAAAGGCCGGCGAACGCCGGGACGCTGCGGAGCGGCGGGGACCCGGCAGGTTGGATCGGCCACCACCCGGCCCTTCGCAGGCTCAGGGCGTTCGAAGCTCGAAAAGCCAAGCAATTGGCTTTTCGTCCGCCACGCGGACCGCTTCTCACCCCACAAGGGGAGAAGGTAAGAACCGCCACGCCCGGCGCAAATATCGTGCGCGGACAACATCATACGACATTACTTTGAATCAGTTCGGCAGGCTCTACGTCCTGTCACGTCGCTATCTTGACCCCGAGATCAGCGGTGCCTCAGGCGATTGCCGGCAATGATGATTGCCATACGGCGTGGTGCGATATCTGGTTGTGCTCGATGCAATCGGTTGCCAGTTTGCTGATTTCAGGATCGGCGGACGCCTGCGCCCATTCGACGAACGCGTCAACAACGACCAACCTCGCCCGGCTGGCCAGCCCCAAGCCGTAACGGCGCACTACCGGCTCTGAATGGTCGAGCATAGCACGGATCATGCCTGATGCATCACCTCGCCATTGCCCGGAGATATCGGCGATCGCCGAAAACGGCGTTTGCGGCCTGAGCAACGCGGCGTGCTGACGCGCAAGCTTTAACTGCCAGTCTTTTGCAAAGCGCACAAATTTGACGGCTCCCATGCGTACACCATCGTGATAATCATCAAGGGCAAACAACGCCTGCGCGAGATGCTGACCATCGTTCCGCGTACTGCATCGCAAGATAGACTCCACGGCATCGAAGCGCGTGCGCGGGTTGCTGTCCCCAAGCAGCGCGGCCAGCTCACCCACCATCGAAGTTATGTTCTGGTTTTGAAAGGTGGCAATAAACGCACCCGCCGCTCGCGTCTCAGCATTGGCAGATGTCAGCAGGAGACGAAGGCTTTCCAACGGCACCGTCTTGCCGAGCTCGCCGAGAAGGTCGTTGGCAAGCGCGCCATCGTCATCATGCGGGGACGACAGCAGCCGCTCCAGCATCTCCTGACCTGTCATGGCATTTGTCGATTTGCCGAGTGGCAGCAGGATCTTACCGCCTTCGCTGAAAAAAAGATGAGCAACCTCGCTGTCCTCGGCGGACAGGCGCATCGCCTCGAATAGATCTGTCATGGCAAAGAGTGGCTGTCCCACCCGCGTAGAGTACAGGCCGCGCAGAATGCACCAGCCCAGACGCATCGATGTCGCCGATGCACGGCAAGACCTACCGCATAAAGCGATAAAGGAAAAGATGAGAGCGAAGCTTTCCCGTTTCGGCGCGTTGCGGAATCGCGAACCGCGACTAGACTGGTGGCCAGGTTGTCGAGGAACCAAGTCCATGAACAGGCGGCAGGTATTGACAGGCGGTTTGTCGTCGCTTGTCGTGTCGCCGGCGGGTGGTGCTGAGGTATCAAAGCCCCAGGTGCCCAAATGGCGACCCTCGTTTTCACAACCCATCGATCGCATCGAGGAACGGTTCGGCTATTACTTCGACAGAGGCCGTGACTTTGCCATCCTTGAAAACGGCACCTGCGTGCTGACGGAAGCCGGCCTGTCCGATGAGGCGGCAGCCATGGCCGCCATCCAGACGCTTGCCATGATTTACAACTATCACCCGGACATGAAGCCGTCCGACATGGATGATGGCAACGTGCTGGTCAGCTACAATCATCCAGCCTTCAATGTCGTGCTTTCCAACGTTGCGAATGCGCATTGGCAAGAGATCGAGGCCCGCCACCAGGATGGGCTGGCTACGGGCGAGGTGCTGATCACGCCGCTGGGGCAGAATGTGTTCGATGAGCTCGGCAAAGAGGCGCTGCTTGGCAGGTGCTACATGTTCATGGATGCGCAGGCGCCAAAGGTGATCCGCATCAAACCCAGTTGATAAGTCGAATCAGGGGTATTTGGTGCCGGCAAGTTGCCTGGCACGACCTTCGGCGGTTGGCGATTTGCGCGTTAATGGGCCGCACAATATTTTCTCTCGACCGGTATACTGATATATATAGAGCATACAGGATTGATTGGGAGTGTCGGGGACGCAGACCTCGCGTTTGAACCCTGTTCCTGGATCGGTACGGGTTCTGCAGATTTTTTTACTCGTATCGTAAGGAACATTCGCCTGGCTGGTGCATGCCGATGCACTGGCGGCAATGCCGACAACGATTGCAATCCGAATCATGTGTTCCCCCAAGTCTTGGGTCAGCTTCGCATTGATGAGCGCTGGTATCAATGGCCACACTCTATTGGAGCATGCTTGCATGACCCGTCACGTCACCTTCATGACCATAGACGACGTCGAACACTATTCGCCTGACGAGCGCGCCGCGATCGTCGCCGCCTATCCCGAACATGAGCGCGAGGCGCGGGCGCGCGGCGTTCCGGTGCTGGGCTCCGGCCGCATCTTTCCGATTGCCGAGGAGCTGATCGCCTGCGAGCCGTTCCGGCTGCCGCGCTACTGGCCGCGGATCGGCGCGCTCGATTTCGGCTGGGACCATCCGTCGGCCGCGGTCGAGCTGGCCTGGGATACGGAGGCCGATGTCGTCTATATCTCCAAGGCGGCGCGGGCCTCGCAGCAGACGCCGGCCATGCAGGTGCTGGCGCTGAAGCCATGGGGCGAATGGCTGCCCTGGGCCTGGCCGCGCGACGGCCGCCGCGAGACGCTGGAAGGGGCGGGCACGGCGCTCGCCAGGCAATATGCCGCCCACGGCTTGAACATGCTCACCGGCCACGCCCGCTTTGCCGACGGCTCGGTCTCGGTCGAGGCGGGGCTGATGGAAATGCTCGACCGCATGCAGTCCGGCCGCTTCAAGGTGTTTTCGACCTTGCTGCCCTGGTTCGAGGAGTTTCGCCTCTACCACCGCAAGGACGGCCATGTGGTCAAGCTGCGCGACGATTTGATGGCGGCGACGCGCTACCGCAAGCTGACGCTCGCCTATGTCAGTGGCGCCGGCACTTTGCCGACGACGGCCAACGGCATCTGGCTGATGTTCGACCGGGCCGGCGACAGAGGCGCCGACGGGACGGGAGTAGGAGATTTTTTGGGGCCTGCGTCTTCGGCAACCGACAATATTGTCACTTTCGCGGGCACGACGGGCAAGGTGGGGAAGGATAGTGGGATCGCGGTGTCCAGCCTGGCGCCGAAGGCCAGCCCGACATTTACCGGAACGCCAACGGGGCCGACCGCAGCGCCTGGAACGAATACCACGCAATTGGCTACAACGGGGTTCGTCAAGGCTGGGTTTGATCTGAAACTTGATAGCCGACCCAACCTTGGTGTCGTCGCGCAGACGATCACCGATTGGAACAACGCCCTGGACAATGGCTGGTATGTGGCCTCGGCGGCGGCTAATGCGCCAGACGGCGTAAACTGGTTCCTGGGGTTTGTGGAAGCGCACGGAAGCACTGGCTACCGGACGCAGACGGTGCATGATTTCGTCAACGACACTACGGCGGCAGACCAAAAGCTATGGCGGCGCAGGCAGGCTGGCGGTGCCTGGGGAGGATGGATCAAGCTGCAATGGTCGCAGGCCGAACAGGATGCACGCTATGTCCAGTCGTCCGCGGCGTTGCTTCAGAAGTGTTATGAAAGCCCGCAACAGACCATCACGAATGCCGGATCACTGACGCTAGCGCATGGACTCGGCGTCAAGCCAAAAAACTACTTTGCCGTGCTGCAATGCACTACGGCAGATGCCGGGTATTCCATTGGAGACGAAGTACTGGCTAATCCGGGCGGCGGTACAGGCAACAAAGGTCTATCGCTGGTCCCGGACGCCACCAACATCAATGTGCGGTTTTCGTCCACCGCTGTTGATATCACCGCCAAAGGCACCGGCGCAGGCACCACAATTACCAACAGTAGCTGGAGGCTCGTCGTGAGAGCGTGGGCCTAATTATTAGCGGCTTCTCTCCTGGCCTGCAGCAGATCCTGCTGAGCGCAGTATTTCTCGTAAGGCGACCCCGTATACCGCGAAATGTATATGTCTACGCTTACCGATACGGGCAAACAGCCAAAAAGAAGCCGCCTGTCGATAGCAGCCATCCGGCACCGCAACATAGGCGCCAAGAGCGACAAGGGTCGTGTCCCATCAGGTGGTGTAGCTCGGCGGTAGCGAAGTCGCTCACGAGCGCGCCGTTAGTAGCGCTGTAGCGAGCGAGCGGCGTGTGGGTGGTCATCGGCGCTTTCCGGTAGGGTTTGGTTGTTGGAGAAGTCCCCGGATGCCGATCTGCTGCGGGAGATGATCGGCTTTGCCGCCGAGCGACTGATGCAAATGGAGGTGGGCGCGGCCACCGGCGCCAGCTATGGCGAGAAGAACCCGCTGCGGCTCGCCCAGCGCAATGGCTACCGCGACCGGGACTGGGATACGCGGGCCGGCACGGTCGAGCTGCGCATCCCGAAGCTCAGGAAGGGTAGCTACTTCCCAGGTTTCCTCGAACCGCGCCGCATGGCCGAGAAGGCGCTAACCGCCGTCATCCAGGAAGCTTATGTGCAAGGCATCTCGACCCGGTCGGTTGACGACCTGGTCAAGGCCATGGGTATGAGCGGCATATCCAAGAGCCAAGTCTCGCGGCTGTGCGAGGAGATCGACGGGGAGGTGAAGGCCTTCCTCGATCGGCCGATCGAGGGCGATTGGCCATACCTGTGGATCGACGCCACTTACCTGAAGGTCCGCCGCGGTGGGCGGATCGTCTCGGTCGCCGTTATCATCGCCGTCGGCGTCAACGCGGACGGCCGGCGCGAGGTACTGGGCATGGAGATTGGCACCTCGGAGGCCGAGCCGATCTGGACAGAGTTCCTGCGCAAGCTGACACGTCGCGGCATGCGCGGCGTCAATCTCGTCGTCTCCGATGCTCACGAAGGCCTCAAGGCGGCCGTCACCAAGGTGCTGCGCGCGCACATGACAGAGGTGCCGCGTCCACTTCATGAGGAACGTGCTGGCCCATGCCGGCAAGAGCGGCCGCAGGGTCGTCTCAGCCTTCATCCCCACCGCTTTCGCCCAGGAAACGCCCGAGGCCGCGTCCGTACAATGGCGCGCCGTCGCCGACCAGATCCGGCCGAAGGTGCCGAAGCTGGCGACAATCATGGACGACGCCGAGCCCGACGTGCTGGCCTACATGACCTTCCCCAAGGAACATCGCGCCAAGCTCCACTCGACGAATCCGATCGAAACTCTCAACGGCGAGATCAAGCGGCGCACCGAGGTCGTCGGTATCTTACCGAACGACGATGCGATCGTGCGCCTCGTCGGCGCAATCCTGCTCGAACAGAACGATGAATGGGCAGTGCAGCGGGCCAGATATATGACTCTGGAAACGATCAGCCAGATGAGCGATGATCCCCTGATCAGCCTTGCCAGCCGTGGCGCGCTGATCAGCCCGGCCCCATGCCGGAGAGCACGGCGACTAATGCCGCCAGCTACACCACGCCGCGGGACACGATCGCGACAAGTGCCGCCAGTCCAATTTGCAGGGACTGATACCGGTACAAAAGCCACATCTAAAAAGCCCTTTCCAATTTTGAGGCGACACCATGACAAAATACTTCGTTGATGGCAATGGCGCCTATCTCGGCGGCTTTGATGGTGAAGACCTCGAGCTTCCTGAAAATGGCATCGAAGTGCCTGAAGCCCCAGAAGATGCGCGTCAAATATGGGATGGCTAGGCTTGGAGTGCTGCCCCGGCAGTCCGCCGCATTGTGCTGAAATTCGTAGTGCAAGCGCATCATCGACGGCGGCAAGACGCCGCAGGCCTATGGCATGTTCACCGGCAACCCGATCTATTTCGCCCGCTGGTTCGCTCCGGACCATCCCTCTCTCTACAGCGACGATCCTGATGCTGTGAACTTGGTCCGAGCGCTCGGGATCGATCCGGCGGTAATCCTCGCCCCCTAACCCACAACCCCAAAAGAGGCAAAATGAACCGCAACTTCGCGCGGGCGCTTGCGCTCGTCCTCAAATCGGAAGGCGGCTGGTCCGACAATCCGGCCGATCCGGGCGGCGCTACCATGAAGGGCGTGACGCTGGCCAATTTCCGCCGCTACGTGAAGGCGGATGCGACGAAGGACGACCTTCGCCATATCACGGATGCTCAGGTGGCGACGGTCTATCGCCGCTTCTATTGGGATGCCGCTGCGGGCGCCGAGCTTCCCGGCGGTGTCGACTATGCCGTCTTCGACTTCGCCGTGAACAGTGGGCCGGGCAGGGCGGCTAAATATCTGCAGGCGGCAGTTGGCACCGCACAGGACGGCAGGATCGGCCCGGCCACGCTCAAAGCTGTCGGCGCCAGGCCACCGGGCGCAGTCATCGACGATCTTTGCGATGCCCGCCTGGCATTCCTGCGGCGGCTGCCGACCTGGCCGGTTTTCGGCAAGGGTTGGAGCGATCGCATCCGGTCGGTCCGTTCCCAGGCGCTGTTGATGTCGGCACTACAGCCCGCTCCGGCACCTTTGCCGGGCTCCCCGACCCAGCCATCAGCGCTCTCGCCGAAGCCCGGCAGTGCGATGCCGCCGGTGTCTACCGGCGGGCGCGTCAGCCCCGTCGAACGCCTGCCGTTCTGGCGTGCGCTGCTTCAAATCCTGAAATCGATTTTCGCAAGGAGTTCGACATGATCGCCGTCTTCATCCGCATCGGCTTGCGTTACGGCGCCGGTGTTCTGGTCGCGCGTGGCCTGCTCGGCGCCGACGACGCGGCGGCATTTTCTTCCGACCCCGACACTCAAGCTGGTCTGGAGATCGCCGCCGGTCTCGCCATCGCCTCGGTCACCGAGACCTGGCACTGGCTGGCCCGCAAATCCGGCTGGGAGCACTGACATGGAAGGGTTTCAACAACTGATCATCGCCTATCTCGAAGCCGCGCAACCCTATGCTATCGGCTTTGCCGCCGGGCTTGTCGCCGGGTGGCTGCTGTGAGCGCGCTCCTCGCCGTCCTGCTTGGCAACAAAGTGCTGCTGGGCTTCCTGGCATCGGCCATCGCCGCCCTTTGCTGGGGCGCTCACCAGCGGCTGGCCGGCGCCTGGGCCGAGCGCGGCAAACTGGCGGCCGCTGAGGCCGCGGCGCGCGCGGTCGCTGAGCAGGTGCAGAACGACGTCGGCGCACTGCCGGCGGACGCTGTTCGAAAGGAGCTGAAATCATGGGCAAGGGACTGATGCTTGCGCTGCTTGTGGCGCTTGCCGGGTGCACGACTGCTTCGGGCGGCTTCTGCGCGATTTCGAGCCCGCTGCGCCTGTCGGCCGAAGCCGTCGACGTCCTGTCGGACGCCGAGGCGAGAGCGCTCTTGGCGCACAACCGCAAGGGACAAAAGCTCTGCGGATGGAGGCCTTAGCCGATGCACGACCTCTTCGACATGCTCGGCATCAAGGGGCCGGTCGTCGCCGCCGGGCTAGCTGGCGGCGTGCTGCGAGCACTGTCGCGCCATCGCTACAAGCTGCGCGAGATGATTGCCTCGCCGATCTGCGGGGCGCTGGCGGCTGCGTATCTGACGCTGCCTGCCGTCGCCTGGTTCAGGGCAACCGGCATGCCTATCCCCGATCCGGCCGACGACACTACGACGCTCGCCGCCGCCTTTTTGATCGGCGTCTCGGCCATGTGGATTTCCGACATCGTCTTCGAGGTCATCGTGCGGCGGTTCGGCTCGGCCGGCAACGAGTGA